CTTTCCGTTAGGAGTATCTAATACCTTAGCCTTACCAATAAAGTTTGTACCATCCGCATATAACTTGGTGATCATATGGGAAACTCTGTCTAGGTTGATTTGAGGATTCTCTGGATGACCTAGTTCACCAAATGCTCTATTCTTCTGAACATATTCACGATTGTATCTGTCTGCTTCTTTAGACAGAATGTTCATAGGATAGACACGACCGTTACGGTTCTGCTTCTCAGCCTGCATAAAAATACCTTCTACAAAGTAATTTTTAGTGCCGTCTTTAGCAGTTTCTACAAGGTATTGAACGTCTTGGACTTCTTCTCTAATAAGTTTCATTTGTTTACCTGTTTAGTATATTTATATTATTTTTAAAACAGAGATAAAGCTGCCTTAGCAACTTTTCCACCAACTATAGCGCCTTTTCTTACCACTTTACCAACGTTTCCACCTTTTTCATCTTCTGGTGTTTCAGGTTTGACGTAATTTGGTTTACGACCTCTAAGAGTATTCCAGTTTTGTCTAAGAGAACTAAGTTTTTTTTCAGATGAAGGCGCCGCATGGCTTGGCTGTTCTCCTGCAATATTAGTTGACCAATCATCTTTTGGAGTATCAGCCGCCGCTGATTTTTTACCACTCAAATAACCTTTTCTGAACTGAGAACCACCAACTTTTCTACCGACCTTAATAACTTTAGCGGTCAATTTTCTTACCATCTGTTGTGATTTAGGTTTGGAACTAACTTCTGATCCTCCTAGATTAATATCTCTAGGGTCACCATAAACGTCAGAAGCTCTGCGTGGTTCTTGGCCTCTTTCCCTATACTTTTTCTCAGCCGCAGCACGAGACATTCCACCTAACATTTCGTCCATCTGAGTAGCCACCATACGTTTCTTTTCATATAGTTTCTTTTCCATAATAGCACTTAGTCTATCATTAAAGTGTGATTCGGCTAAAACAAAATCTTTGTCAATAATACTCTCTACAAGTTGTCTAGACATTATGGAATTCCTGCTGCGTTGAAGGCTGCTGGATCGGCTGTCTGACCAGCATCATAATCTCTATTGTCTTTCTTTAGATCAATATAAAAAGTAGCATGATCCAAGTTAGTGAAATCTGTATTGACAATAATATCACCATTAACGTTTGATGATGGTGTAGAAATGGCGTCACCATGTCCCATGCCGGTAAAGTTATAATCAAAGAATCCTTCGCCTATTGAAGCAAATGTTGATACGCCATTTGAATTGTTTGTAGTCTCCCACATTAATTCAATGTAACCTTTATTCTTTGCTGCATAACTACCAAAGATTCTGACAATGGATGTTCTATAAACACCTTTAGCACCTGTGTTACCGGTCATAATTTTATTACTGGTGTTAAGAGCATATGCAAGACCTGATACATCAAGGATCTTTGTGTTTGCTTCATCTGTGCCATCAGAGTGAATAACATATCTGATTAATGCTCTCTTATTAGTATCAATTAATGTGGTTCTTGTAATCTCATTTGGCATTGTTAGTTCCTAATTGAAAAGTTTAATAGTTTCTTGAAGGACTCAAGGTCTTCGTTTAACATACCTTCAACAATCTTTTTGTTCTTGGTATTGACCGAGTCATATACTTCAATTATTCTTTTAGCCATACTACTATTTAGTGTAACTGTTCTTCCGTTAATAGTCATTTCATGTAACTTATCTTCAGATTCTATCATAGAACGAATGTCCGAAATCTTATTTTCATTAACGGATTTTGAATCACGAGGCATTTTTGGTTTCAATGATGAAGTTATTTTTGCACCAGGTGTCTTTGGCTCTGGTGGTTTAAACATATCCGGCTCATATGTTCTACTTGGTTCTTTTGCTGCACCTTTTGCCATATCAACAGCGGCATCGGCTGCTGCCCTTGCAATGTCTGCTCCGGCTCCTCCACCTGATTTTTTTGGTGTCTTAGGAGTGGCTTTTGGTTTAGGTGCAACCTTAGGAGTTTTTCTAAACTTACTAGCAATTTTTCCTAGACCTTTGCCTGCCAATCTTAGGCCGGCGCCTGCAACTTTACCTGCTACTGCTCCTGTGGCCAACAATGCAGTGTCAACGGCCGCATCTGTAGCGGCACCTTTATAATCACCTTTGTAAAGTTTCTTACCCTGCACTATAATACGGAACAATTGCTTCTGCACCGGCGTCCAAATAATCTGCAACACCTTCACGCTGCATTCTCTTTTCATATAACTTCTGTCTAAAAGATTCTTCGCAGTTCCAGCGACGTAGTGCTTTGTTGATACGTGAATTTGGATCTCTGGCTGTCTTAGCAGATGTTAAACGCTTCTTCATTCCGCCCATGCGTGAGCAGAATGATTTACGACGTGATGCTCTTTTACCTGTTGGATTCTTTTCAGTAACAGCAGTCTTTAGTTTAGAACCTGGATTCTCACGACGATAAGCATTAACAGCGGCCTGTGATAGACCGTCTGTCTTATCTCTACGATTTACTTTTTGCCAATCTTCGTCAATCATCCTAGCCTCGTTTACGTTTACATTACCAGTAGGTCCAAAAGGTACCGAAAAATATTTATCAATCATTTTTGAGTAGTATAGTGCCACGACCTGTTTGTTAGGGAATACTCTATAAGATATCCTTCTAAACAGCAGCATTACAGGCATTTCTTTTGGTGATGGAATGATAGGTCCCATCAAAGATTTGTCTTTAGCCTCAAGCAAAATTTCCTCAGGAATCTGAGGCATACTATTATCATATTCTTCTCTTAGTTGCTTGAGTGTTTTCATCATCTAATCCTTACTGAGCAAAATAATTTGCGGCAATATCTTTTTTCTTTTCTTCAATCTTTTCCATGGCCTTCTCTTGTAGAGCAGTCATGAGATTTTCTTTCATGCTAACTAGATTGTTCTCTAGAATGTCGTCAAGTGCTTCATTAATAAGGTCTTTGGTGTCCATTGTTGTTTTCTCCGATACTAGGTCTGATAATTTTTCGTTGCCTGTGCGAGACCAAGGCTCTTTTTTCTCTGGTTCAGTGGTGGTTTTTGATCTTGAGCTAGATGTTTCTACATCTGTTTTAGATTTTACATATCCACTCCAACCAGTACCGTCTCCAGTATCTGGTTTGGTTGTGGTTGATTCTATATCGTCACCAACATATTCGGTTTCTTTACCACCAGGAACTTTTCTTTCACCATAACTTCCTGAATGAACTTTTTTCACATCTCCTGGTGATTCGGGTGAGCCTGGTTCTTTATCTTTACCCGAAGCGTCTTTATAACTAAAAGAATGTGTTCTTAGTGGACCCAATTCAACGGATCCTTCTTTTAATGGTTTTTTAGGTTCTTCTTTTTTCTTTCCGCTTTCGATAAACTTCTTATTGATAGCACGACTAAGTGTTTCGCTTGGTGCTTTACCTTGCCAGAAACGTGCATTAGAAACCTTGCCGACCAATTCTGCGGAGAGTTCATCAATCTGAGATTCGTCTAATCCTCTCTTTTTCATTTGTTGATTGAACTTAACATCATCATCTGTTGGTGTTTTTGTGCTTTGATCTTGTGTCATTTGATCTATATCCAGGCCGCCTTCTCTTGATGCTGATTGGGGTGTGGCTGGCGCCGCAGGTCCTCTTGGTGTAGTCGGAGTCGATCCGGAACTTGGTGTTGTAACGCTTCGTTCTATTGATGGTGGAGTTGATCCTCCAACGGTTGGTATAGAAGCAGGACTTGCTTTAGAAACAGGTAATGTAGAAGGATCAATTGTTGTAGATTTAGGAGCGGAAGACATTTTATTTGCAACTGTGCTGGCAATAGCAGATGACACAGGAAAAGCAGACTTTACAGCAGTTGTGGCCACTTTTTTAGCAGTATCGATAGCATTGCTTCTATCTAAATCTAAACCAAGTTTATCTCTATAACTTTGACCAATATTTCTAACAGCATCACCGGCAGCACCAACAGCAGATGCAACGGGTGATTGTTTAGGAATATAAGATCCGCCTACCTGTGGTTCTCTTGCAAAACCAGATTGTCTCATAGCCATATTTTGTTTAAAAGTATTAACAGCATTACTAATACCTTGAGAACTTAACCCTGCTCTCTTATCAATAATATTTGAAGATGGTTTTTGGGCCGCAAATGCGCTGGCAACCATTTCTTTAATATGTTCTTTTCTCTTTTTATAAGCAACCCACTTAGGATCTTTATCTCTCTGCTTATCGACTCTCTTGAACATATCTTTTACTTTGTCAGCGGTGAATGCTGCCTTGATTTTATCCTCAGCATCTTTCATAGCATCGCCTTCATACATAGGACGTTCTGTATATCTTGCTGGATTTGCCGGTGAACCTTGCTCTTCCATCTTCTTTGCCTGTTTTCTTGATTTAATATAATTTGCTAAATTAATTGTTGCTGAACCTGGTGTGATAGCCCAACCAACTTTACCTGGTATACCTGTAGCCACAGAAGCAACATCTTTAATAGGACTTCCAACATTTCTTGATGCATTATCATAAGCAGTAGCACCCGACATTACAGTAGCAAATGTGGCTCCTATTCTTCCAGCTTTTCCAAGTTTATTTTTAACATTTTTTGACACCTTAGGCAATCTGACTTCATCAACCTTCATAACTTTTCTAGATGCGCCTGTATAGTCACCAATAGTTTCTGAATCTCTTTCAGGTTCGGTAGACATACCTTCCTTCATGGAAATCTTTGTCTTTTCCATCTTACGAAGTTTTTTATAGTAATCAGGTCTTTCTGATATATGGTCTCTGGCAATCTCTTTGGCATTTTTCATACTCTTGTCATGTTCATGTTCGATCTTGGAACCATCATCGATAAGACTATTGACAGTCTTTTGGCTTAGTTTCCATTTTTTGGCAATCTGAGATGCTGTTAATGTTTTGACGCTTTTTAAAGACACAAAAAATCCTTTTTATTATTTAGTAGGAGTTAGAACACCGTTTTCATTAAGGTGTGTAACTATACCTTCTGGTGTGGAATATCGGCCGCCACCTACATAAATCAATTCCAACTCTTTTGCTTGTTCTGCTACATTCTTTTTCTTGGCAGGCGCTGATTTAGCAGGCGCCGATTTCTTATTAGATTGTATCTGTGCAAGTTTAATCTTCTTATCCATCATTTTCGATTCATGATCACGACTTGATGTTTCGGCCTTGCCTGGACCTTGATCTGGTCCAGTAATCTTCTCAATTTCTTTACCTACTTGTGCTTGTGCTATTTGCTGTTGAGCACCAAATTCAATTTGGTTCTGCATATCTTGTTGCTGTTGAGCCTGTTGTGCTTGCTGATCGGCCACAAGTTGTGCTTGCTGCTGTTGAGCAAGAATGGCATTCTCTTGTTCCATCTGACCATTGATTTCTTCAATGTCATCTTCTGTCTGCTGTAGAATGTTTTTACGAACCCACATCATAGAATAATATTTACCAACAAATGGATCAACTTTGATTAATGTGTCAAGACGAAGATTAAGAAGTTCCGCTTCTTTTAGTTCATCAAAGTTGTTATCTTTCTTGAAGTCATACCAAATGTCTTCTTTGATTTCTTTCCATTCTTCTTCGGTACAAACCTTTTTAAGAACTAGTTGAACTCTAAGTAGATCATCAAATAGTGTGGAAAATTTATTACGAAGACGAGTGACGAACTTATTGAACTTTAATTCGTCTCTGGTGATTTCTGTGGTACGACCTAATGTAAATCCCGGACTCTGCTCCATACGAGATACAGGAACACCAAGTGCTTTGTATAGTTTAGTCTGGAAATACTTAACATCTTCTAGTTCACCAAGGTTTCTAGCACCTTCTAGTGTGCTAATCTCGGTGCCTTTAGAACCTTCACGACGAGGTAACCAAAAGTCTTCTAGCATTGATAGATGCTTACGATCATCTTTGATTTCACCGGTGTTGGAATCATAAACTAACTTGTTACGATACTTGACCATGATATCACGGACATATTGTTCTGCTTTGACTGTTGGCATGTTACCAACGTCAATATAGAAAACTCTACGCTCAGGAGCACGACTTAAACGATAGATGACAGTGGCGTCCTCAACCATGCGTAGATTGTTAAATGGTTTGATTGATTTGTGTAGATAAGAAAGCACCATAGTCTGCTTTGGATCCATGATACCTGAATTGATGTTTACAACGGAATCAACTGCAATTTTTGCACCTAGATTGGTACCTGAACCAATCATTCCTCTTTCATTGTAAAGATAATATTCAATCTGTCTTTTGATTAGTTCCACACCTGTATTGGGATCACGCATCTTTTGAATTTCACGGATCTTGCGAATACGGCGAGGATCAATATACTTAACTTCCTGAATACCTGCATCTGGCATCGCTTCATCGATAACAACTTGATAGAACAATCTTCCGTCAATATACCAACGACGAAAGATATCGTGTCCCATGTTACCAAAGTTTAATAATTTTAGAATATAGTTGAACTCATCTTCAATGCGCTTTTTTAATTGCGGTGTTAGTTTAACATCGTCAAGATTTACATCAACAGATGTACCAGAATCTTCTACTACAATGGCCTCGTTTACGATTTCATCAATAGCCGCTTCCATTTCTGGCTGAATGGATAGCTCCCTATACTTTGTGATAAGTTGTGTCTCATTACGAAACGTACCATCAAGGTCTACATATGTTCCATAGTAACCAGCGCCAGCAACCGTTACCGCACCGTCATTGTTTTCGGGCAGCGTAAATGTTTTCTGTCTTATCTGATCATCTAAACGTGGATCGACCTTGTCCGCACCTATTTGGAATCCAAATAATTTCACTATGTTATCCTTCTTAATATGCTGCCACGGAAGAAAACTCCCGTGGCAGCACCATTATATATTTAGAAAGCCTGGATACCAGATACAGCAGTAGTAGCATCTGTAGTAAGAATGGATTCCCACCACTGATAGGCAAATACAACCGAAAATTCTTCGATCTGATCACCTGAACCCCAGTCAACGTCAATAGCAGAAACGTCAATTGGGAATGCACCTACTAGTCTATAAGACTTGATTGGTTCACCTGTTTTAGCAAATTGTGTAATAAAGGCATCTGTCTGATAAGCAGGGGCAGTTGCCAATGCACCTAGACGTAGGTTACCAACGTGTGAGTTGATACCTGACATCCAACGCTCAAAAGTATTACGAATCAAAAAGTCCTCGTCATTAATAACGACGAATGACCAATCGGTGAATGATCTTGTTCCTGCTACTTTAATCTCACGACCAAAGTAGTTAACAGGAATGGATGAAATCGAATCACCTGGTAGAGAAGATGACTTTGCTTTAAAAGTCACCTGCTGAGCCGCACTACCAATAGCACCTGGTGCACCACCACCTGTAGCAACAGCAACAGGAAATGTCATTGTTACTTCGAATAGTGACGCACGAGCACCATCAAACTGTAGACTTGCTCTGAAATTCTGAACATTAAAAGGCATTTGTTTTTTCTCCTTTGTTTCTATTTATTAGAATTTACCAACTACTTCGGAGAAAGCAACGCCAGTTCTGACAGCTACGAAGTTTAGATAGATAAAGTTGATTGAACGTGCTGGCTTAATGTAAATGTCTCCGACAAATTCGTTACGGTCAATAACCTCTGGAGTATTGTTTGTTTCGTCACAAACAACCTTGAAGTCAAAGATACCACGGCGACCTTTTACATCACGTAGATATGGCTCAATAAGAGCAACGAACTGGGCTCTTGTGAACTCGTCGTTGAACTCGAATAGAGAATACTTAGCGGCCTTAGAGATAGCCTTTTCAAGAACAATGAATAGGCGGCGAACGTTGATACGATCAAACGCTGAAGGCTTAGCAAGCAGTGTCTTGTCACCATAAAGAACAGTTCCTTCACCCTTAAATTCAACAACTGGGTTGATACCATTCTTGTATAGTTCATCTCTCTGTGCCTTGTTTGGAGTCCAAGCAAGTTTAACAGAATTTTTGATCTGGCCACGGTTGAAACCTGCGGGTGAGAACCAAGGATCTCTTTCGAAATCTGTTCTGGCACATAGACCTGCAATGTCTCCGTTTAGTGGTACCCAACGATAAACATTGTTATACTTGTCAAACTGCTTCTTCCATCCAGAATCCATTACTGCATAAGAAGAAGAGTTGAATTGATTACGGAAATCAATAATATCGTTTGTCTCATCACCCAAGTTATTTACTGCATCTGCATATTCTGGTGAAATGAATACAACACAGTCTTTACGATATTCTGCAATATTTTCAACAACGTGTTCAGAAACTACCTGAGCGGCCGCTCCTGTCATTACTAGTGAAATATCATATTCCTCAGCATTCTTAAAAATATCATATGCACGAATATGATCTCCAGTTGTAGGCTGAGCAGAAACACCACCGGTAAGGCTTCTTGTAAATGTATCAGTAACCTGAGTATATTTAAGATTAGCTGCTGGTTGACCCCATGTAGATGTAGCAGAAACAAAAGTCTCGTCATCTTGTGCATGGTTCATGATATAAATGAACTCTGATCTATCATTAATGACATTAACATAATAATTTGAAGAACCATCATCGTTCTTTGCATCGACTGCCTTGGAAACAAATGGAAACTTTTCAAGGATTGTGTTGGCCACGCCTGAGAAAACACCTTTTGTATCAATAACAATAAGATGCATTTCGTCGTTGGCGCCGCCTCTCTCTGCTACATATGCAGAGGTTCCTGGTCTTGAATCAAATTCTTCCGCATATGTCCATGCAGTGAAACTTGTATCATTGTTAGCAGCACATAGAGAGACTTTAAGGTCATTGCCTAGTGAACCTGCATAACGTGCAGCAAACATGCCGACATTAGAAGTTGCGGACAAATCCAAATACTGAATTTCATACTCATCTTGATTCTTGATTAAAACTCTTTCAGCATCTACACCAGAAGAACTTGTTGCATTTCTTGATGTGTTATTGGCTGCACGAACTAGTTTTAAATTACTTGTATAAGAAAGAAAGTTTGCAGCAGTAAACCATGCTCTAAAATTAACGGCGCTTGGCTTATGGAAAAAACGAACTAGATCGATTTCACTACTTATAATTCTTACATCATCAATTGGACCCCATTCGAAGTTACCGGCAAATGCGCCTTCTGTAGTTGCAACGGATGGAACAATGGTCGTAAGATCGATTTCAGTCCATGTTACACCTGGTGAAAGTTGATATGCCATCTTTTACTCCTTTTATAGGTTGGAATGGTATTTAATTTCCATTTCAACCTTTATTTATAATTTTAGTGTTTTTCAGAAATTATAATTTGCTGTACCAATCATAATTTAGATTGTCAAATGGATACATGCTTTCTCTTTCACGTTTCCATAGGTCACCACTATCATCTTTCTCCACGATATCATCTAAACCGTTGTCAATAAACCCGAAAGGCACATTCTCCACATCTTGTAGATAAGCAAGTTCTTTTTGGAGAGTATATCGGATATCATTTGAAACTGTTTCTTTAAATAGTTTTTGTGCTGTCAACCAGCCAAAATGGACCAAGGTCATAGCAAGGTCATCATTCTGACCTTCTTCTGCCATAAAAGTTTTCTTGTTGGCGGAGAACGAATACAATTCTGTAATAGTATCTTCATCATTCAATATGAGTTTATCATTCTCTACCAATGTTTTTAGATTAGCACAACCAATCATCTTAGACTGTGCGGTAATCTTTAGACCAAAGGCCAGTTTGTTCTTTCCGGCAGCGAAACCACCAGAGGCCTGCATACCTTGCTTACCTTTGATTTGGAATTTCAGTAGGTTTTCATATGCAAGTTCATAATGTAAAATGTCAGCCACCTGTAAACCAATAGAATTGATTTCTACTAGAACAAATGCTTCATTGTATTGTCTGGCTGCTGAGTATATTACAGCCGGTAAAAGCATAGGACTAATTTCATTGTTTCGGTATTTAGCAACCTGTCTATAAGGAATCTCAGTTACATCAAAGATAGAGAATGTAGAATAGTCCAGATTTTGACCTTCAGAAACGTCGGCACAAATAACATAAGTATGTTTATGAATAGGTTCCTCAAATATGTCCATACATTCTATTCTTCTAATAGGTTCTTTCCAGTGTAATGCTGCTAACTTAGCACCATTGATTAGTGTATTAGATGAACCTAAGAACTCACAGCCAAATTCTTGGTCGAATTGTCTCTGACTGGTATTACGAATTGTTTCCATTGCCCATGCTTCATCTCTACCAGGCACCATGCTCCAGTGAATTTCAATAGGAACATAGTCACTAGTCTTTTCTATGGCCTTAGTCCACATCTTGTAGAATAGGTTCATACCGTTTGGTGTTGAAACGATAACAACCTTAGAAGTTTTACCAGAAGAAATAGTAGGATAAGTTGAGTTAAAGAACTCTTCGGCTATGTTATTAGGAACGAACGCAAACTCGTCCAGAAAGATTAGGTTAAATGCGAAACCACGAACAGAACTACCACTTGTTGAGTCTGCTAGAACTCTAGATCCATTAGCAAGCCAAATAGAACCTTTGTTCCATTCTTTGATGCCCTGCTTTAGAAACATAGGTAGATATTCAAACGCTAGTTTAAGTTTGCCTAATAGTTCTCTAGCAGTAGGGGCACGGTTAGCAAGAATAGCAACCACAAAGTTTTCGTTGAACAATACTTGATGTAGGATATATGCTACCGATGTGGTTGATTTACCAACCTGTCGTGGTAACTTACAGATAGAGAAACGATTATTATGGAATGTATCAAGCATCTTCTCTTGGAAGTCCCACATCTCAAATGGAATCAAACCACGGTCAACGTTGATGATCTTGATATACTTGCGAGCAAAATAGCGAGGGTCTTCAGCACACTTGATATATTCATCTAGTTCATGCTGTGTAAAAGAATGGCGATACTGCTCGTTAGGCAGATTAGGATTATTCTGATAACTAAACGGTGTTCGAGCCATCTTCTCTCTGTTTCTTTATGGCAGACAAAAGTTCTGCCGCTGAACCAACAAATACGGCCTGTTCAACATTGATTGATTCCGGATTCTTCTTACGTGGATCGGAAGCCGGATCAGGATCTCTCAAATCTTTTTTCTGTTTTTGTAAGGTGTATAGATCTTTCGACGTTTCGCCAATAGTTTTGATGAGAGTAGAAACAACCTCAAAACCTCTTGCGCTCTCGTTTTGTTTAGCGATGTGGACGATTTCATCTAGTGCGTCGTTACCTTTCGTTATAAGATTACGTAGTGTATGTCTGACTAATCTATAATCTTCATCCTCATCAGGTAGTTCAGGAACAGGTTCATAGGTAATAACCTCACCTTGAATTACTTCCTGTTTTACAGGTTCATGTTCAATACCTAAGGCATCCGATAAATTTTTCTCTAGGCCCATTTTATAATCTCACTAGTTATTGTCATATTCGGTTATTTGAATATCATAACCATAATCATCACCAGGATCAGCATCAATAGGATCTGGTGTTATTTTAATTTCAACAAGTTTGTATGGTTCAGCCTCAAATGAATCGATCTGACAAACACCATTGGTTGAAACTGCTCTAATAGTGTTGTTAACATAAAACTGTCCTTGAGTGGCTCCCAGAACAAGTTTTCCGGTATTTGCAACATAGTTAACGACAATTCCATATGCATTAGCAGTTTTAAAACTATTACCTTGATATACAAAGTCATCAGCCTTAAAGATACCATTAGCATTTGCAACATTTAGTCTAGTTATATATCCTGATCTTAACGAAGGATCGTTGAATATATTTGCATAAACGGTACGAATAATCTTTGGATATGATATAGGACCATAATAGTGAATCTTCATAGTAAAATTTAATGTCCAGTTTACATATCTAACAGAATCAAAATTACCTTCGTATTCAATGTCATTAGCCACAGAATTTAGTATAACAGGAACATCTTTCAAGAATCCTAATTCAGGAATCATGTTAGTTGTTACAGTGAAATCGGGGTTAAAGAATGGTAAAATTTGTTCAACTATTTGAGTACCATCATCAATATTTCTAGCATAAACGTTTAGAGAGAATGTTATGTCATAAGGAACACCCATATACATCGAGGAAGCCCTGGTTGCTGTGTTAGCCTTGGCTGCTTTGAGTAATGAGTTTTGTTTTCTAGAAGAGTCATATGAGATTCCTGTAATTTCAAATGACATTCTAGGTAGAATAGTGCCGACACTTTTGAGTAGATCGGGGTCTGACAATATTCTTGTTACCATCTTTTCTTTAGGTGCATAGATGATAGGCACAAGAAAACGACTTGTCTCTTTACCAGTCTGTGTGTTTTTCCTAATTAGATAAATGTCGTCAAACAAACGACCAAATAGAACAACCGCTTTTCTTGTTAGTTGGTGATAAAAGTGACTGTTACCTAACATTATGGCGTTCCAAATGGGTTGATTTCTGATAGATCCAATATGATATCAGTTTCAACTTTAAACTCTTCGTTATCATAATCATCATATTGGTTAAAGTCTGTTTTGTCATCGTAAGAAATTGAACGATATACTGCATGAGATACGTTACCATACACATTGGCATTTGCTCTGAAAGCACCTTCAATGTTATATAGGAACAATGAACCATTTGCTTTGTACCATTCTTTAATAGTGGCACTGGCATAATTATTGGCCCACGTACCATCATCTGACTGGAATACAATTTCACCATCATAGAAATTAGGATGAACATTATTAAGTGCTGTGGTGTTAAGCGAAAGTTTTGTAGTATATTGACTCTCTTCCGCCACCTCATCAATAGCATCAATACCAGTATTGATTTCTTCTTGGCTGTAACGGAAGGCTTCGCAACGCATTTCATACACAAATGGTAGTCTCTTACCGAGTGAATGAAACATAAGTTCTTGTTCTACGAACTTAATTTCAACCAAACTTTGTATTACTGGAATATAGAGAAGATCGCCCTCCTGAGGACGCTTCCTTATGGTAGAAGGTATGATCTTTTTAAAGGATCTAGATGATAGTATGAAGTTGGATTTTTCTCTGATTTCAAGACCAAATTTAGAAAAGAAGTCTTCGTCACCTTCAAAGCCGGCAAAGTTGCCAATATATGCTTCGATTAGATAGGCTTTTTCAAATTTTGATTTACTATACTCACCAAAGATCATATCACCCGAATCAAATGATTCTCTAGGAATATAATATATGTTATGACCCATAATCTGTATGGATTCAACAATAACATCTTCCATAAGCCTATGCTCATTGGCCAGTCTGTTCTGTGATGGAAAGTTATTAAAGTATCCTGATACCGGCATCTTATCCTACCAAGAAGCCAGGAGGGGCCTCATATGTATTTCTAATCTCTTGTTCAACACCAGCGATTTCGTTCATAGCCTGTTCATAGATTTCTGAACCACGCATGGTCACACCGCCTGGCAACATCATCTTGTCAAACTTGGACATATTCTGTCCCCATTGTTTCTTGACATATGCTGTTGCTAGTTTCTTAAGCATACGATCATTCCAAACTTGTGTATATGTTGTAGGATCAGTTATGATAAATCCTTCAACAATAATCCATTCATCTGCTGCAACGTCCGAATCCCAATCCCAATCAATATAAAGTTTATCTGTTAGTCTGTTGAAACGAATAGGAGTCTCACCAGTGAAGATAAGATCAAGGGTCTGTAGGTGCTGCATCGTTAGAGAGTAATTGACATAAGATGTAGATGATAAGTCCCATAGATCATTTAGACGCAACTGGTATCTAAGGTCGAACATGTTCATGGCCATCTTATTCTGACCCACCTTGAACACTCTGGTTGCACCAATCAGACTATCGGATACAGTGACATACCGATTTGTCTTATCAGTGTTAGTTACTTGATGCTTTACATATGTTCTTTCGGTGCCGTTAAAATGAAACTCATTCCAGAACTCAAAAGCAAGTTCTACGGCATCATTCACCTGCTCGTCATCCACGTTAATTTGCATAACTGGATAACCTAACTGACGTAGGCAGAAATCTTTTAGTTCTTCTTTGTTAGCAGGTTTATTGAGTGACATATATTTTCTTTTTAGTTTAGAACCTTGCTAGACAAAGGTCCATCTGGATTGGTTTGTTGTAGTTGTGAATCAGCCTGCTGACGCACAAATGTAAAGGTTTCTAGGCTCATCTCTAAAGGTAACTTGGCTAGTCCTGTCAAAATTACATTCAGTTGATTCACGGTCACTTCAAGTTTAATATTATTCATAATAATTTTTTACTCCTTAATTATCACATCATCCTTAACCCAAGGAAGTTTTACACTAACAACGGTGCCTTTGGCTTCCTCTATCTGTCTGCTGATCTGTCTGTCAACATGTTCTTCGTAAGCACCAGTTACTACACTTTGTATCCAACTAATAACTTCTTCTTCAGTTAGTTTATTGAATGGTTTTAATTTGGTACCTTGTGGTATTTTTGTAGTGTCGAAAGGT